GTGCTCAGTGCCAGCCTGGATTTCAATCTTTCACCTGCAATCTTGGTGTACCACGTTACCAAACCTCTTCTTCATTGTTGGTCGAAACACATCAACACGGAGGATTATCGCACCACGGGTTATTTGCGTGTATTGTCGCGTCATTTTGATCGCATTTTTCTTACGCCAGCTCAGCGCAAAATCGATCCACATCTTGCGTCTGCCATCACAGCGATGTTCAGCTTCTGGGTTAATCTCGACGATCGAGAGATAACTATTACCCCGCGTCTCGGGCCGGATGGCACGTGTCGTGCGTCTACGCCGTTGATGGCCTCCATACTTCGAGAAGTTGAAAATGTTCCCGCACCAATGCTACCCGGTGAAACGGGGGCCGAGGCCCAGTGGCGTGTCATTCTCTCCGCCACCATGAAGTACTACTATTATGCCATTCAGAACAATCATAGTCTTGAGCCATTAGACGATCCCAAAGACGAATTCTTCATGAAGATTAAAGAATTCGTGACTCATAACGTCATTCGTGTGGGGTCTTCCAATGAGTTCACTTCATCAATCAACAGCACCGATGCCCCCATGCGCCTCCGTTCACTGGAGGATATAGTGTGGGATTGGGAGTTGATGTACCCTGAAGTCTTCAAGACCCACCTTTACGGACGCTGCGTTTGTGGTCCCGCCCCTGGAAATGATATGTATCTCCGCGCGTGTAGAGCGCCCGATCCCCAAGGTGCCGCCCTCGAGTGTTATATGATGCACGGCATCCGCAAGCATTGTCGATCTCCCCACCATGAGGCCGTCCACGCCTTTGTCTCTGGATCAGGTTACGCAGGAGCTTACCGTGCTCTGTCTGAGATGCAACGCAATGCAGGAAACCCAAAAGAAGATCACGAGTACGTCACTTGGGCGCTCATTGAGTCTTTTGCTGTTGCTCAGAATGTGGACCTTAATCCTAAGATTCCGACATACGAGATGTGCAAGAACCAGAGTTTTGATCCTACAAAGAGCGCCGGTTACTTTAACGTTGAGGCGCGCTATGAGGACTTGGCTACTTATATCCTCAAAACGACCAATACTGCCAAACAGGGCGAGGCATGGGTCTATTCTGCTATACAGGTCCAAAATATCGCAGAGCGGGTTGCCGCGGGCATCAAGAGTGCCTATTATTCTCGTGACTGGTTTCCTACATTGGCTGCCAAGATATCCGTTAAGGCCGAAGTGCGCGATATGGACGCTGATCGCACCAAAGTTCGCGTCTTCTTTATATTGTCAATGATTCGACTCTTTGTGGACAAGCTCATTTATGGCGATGTCTTCTCGCAGTTTTATAACCAGGGGAATGTCGGAATTGGTCACTCGTGGTCTGGTGGAGGCGCTCACAAAATAGCGGCCGCTCTTCACGCCAATGATCCTAAGACTGGGTGGTTTTCGACTGATGTTAGTAAGCTTGACCAGTCTCTGATGGCGCCGATGCTGACTTTACTTTTTTCCTTGCCCCTGGCCTTTTACAATCCTGCGGATGCGGAAGCCTACAAGATCATGAGATCCTTTATGATATGGGCCGCCGATGACATCGCTGTCACCATGGTGAAATGGACGGGCTTTGACTATCGCCTCGTCATCGGTGTTATGTTTTCTGGGCTCTATGGAACATCTTGGGGCGATACGGTCTATGTCGACGTCGTTATTCGAACATTGCTTTACCACATTGAGGACTTTCTTGAGGAGGGTGGCCATGATTTTGAGTTAGCCGAGTTTCTTGCCCATGACAAGCAAGCTCGAATCTACGGTGACAATATTGTTCTTAGTCTTCCGTGGAGTGTCCTCAAACTCATAACTCAGCCAATCCTCAGAGATGATGGGGCCGTCAAGTACGAATACGGCATGATTCAGGAGCATTTCGCCGACCGATGGGGCATGTCCATAAAATTGTCCGAGACCTACGTCCATGGTCCTGGGGAGTTTTTTACCACCGTGGAGCATATTCGAGGAGCTGACGGGGTTGTCGTTGACTCCGTTATTACGGGAAAACCCGGGGTCAATTACCTCAAGCGATTCTTTATTCGTATCCCCACTCCTAAGGGTAATGCGATCATGCCCTATCGTGAGACTCGAGACTATTATTCGAAAGCTATAACCACTGCTGATCATGCGCCTTCTCGCGCTGTGCACCTTTCGCGCTGGGCTGGACTCCTGGTTGATACTGCTGGAACGAACCCTGCTGCATGGAACTTTCTCAATAGCTTGATACGTAGCTTTTTTAAACTAGAGAAAGGTGGTCATATTGATTGGGATGATGTTATAGCTCGTGAGCTTGCCTTCGACGATCCTGAGTTGAAGCGTCGGTTTATGAAGATGGGATTATGCGTTGATTCCGCTCCGTTTGGGAACCGTTCGGGGATGATGTCAAAGTTCTGCCATCCCAAGTTTACTAAGCTCTTCGCTAATTACGTTGATCCGGTGCGTGGTTAATTGCGAG